TTTTCTAGATAGCCAACACGATCCATAGCAACTTGAGGCAACTCCAAACTCATGCGATGTGCAAGCATGAATTGAATTGCTTCGTACCAGCGTTGAGGAATCTCAAGTTCATCAGTCAACGCGCCCACATCCATGATCTGACGCTGATACCACACGGTCATCTGAATGAACGGGTCGGAGGGCGTAGGCCAGAGATAGACTGTTGGTTGTGGAATAGTGCGATCAAACCAGAACTGGTACGGCTGGTTGGCCGTGAAGTTCTTGTTCGGCAAATTGGTGTAGTCATCGCGGTTCAAGCGGGACATCTGAATCTCGCGGCTGTTGTTTCCAACATAGAACTCACGCAGAGCCAAAGTCGTGCCGTTGTAGGCGCGAACGCGGTAGTACATGACGCTCTGACCCGGATCAATGTCAGTCCATATCCACTGATTGTCGGTCACCACGATCTGACCCAAGTTGTCGAGCGTGTTCCATGTAATGCCGTCAACGCTGTACTCAAAGGTGATTGACCATGTAGCCGTGCCTCCACCAGAGACATAAGGCAGGATGCCAATAGAGCCAGCGTAGATTGGGTTGTTGGTGCCGTAGAAAATCGAGATGTTGCCGTTGGCAGAAGACTGCTGGCACCAAGTGTCAACATCGTTGTCGTACACATTCGCGATCACGCCGCCAGCGGAAGTCGAGTAGTCGCCCGTAGGACGGTTCATTGTGCGATACAGCACATTCAATACATCAATGCAACCCAGAGGCATTGTGTAGATGTACTGGTCAGCCTTCAGGCCAAAAACTTTCTTGTTGATGGCCCAGTAGTTGATGCCTTTGTTGCCGAGGTGGGACAGCAGAAAAAACAACGACTGCCGCGCAGACAGTTGCTGTTCTGAGGTTAATTCTTCAGCGAGTTTTCCGCAACGACGCGCACCGTGGTCAATCAATGTTTGGACATTGATGACGGTCTCGCCGACGGTTCCCGAATATGCCATAACAGTCCTCTACCATCCGGGGCACTTCCAACGCTTGAGCGATGCTTTTGCGCGTTCCGCGTCCCCTTTTGAGTTTTCAACAACGCCCGACATCCGCGCACAAAACGAGTCTTTTCTCGCTCCGCCCTGCGGTTGCGGGGCCTTCAAATTACTACCAGTTTCACGGTTATATTTTGCCCGACCTTTTGCTGTTAAACCAGCACCGCGTTCAGTCGAAAGTTTTTCACCGCGACCAACAGAGAGCGATGATCCGCCGCTCTTAAACTTCTTACCCTCATCAGCACGAGAAAACTCTTTGCCAACCTTTTGAGGGATGCCAACCTTCTTTGCGAACGCAGGGTTATGTGCGACCGCCTCCATCAAACGATGTTGGGAAGGTGATTTGCTTGGCATAAATTACCCGCAGAAAATAGTGATTGATGCGTTTGTAGGCAAGGTCACATGAATGTTGGTCGTAAAACGAATTCCGTTACCGGGCAACAGAGTTGATACCGGGACAGCATTGGTGCTGATATTTACACGCAAACGCTCAACGCCAGACGCTCCGCCATCGCGAAATACGATCTCGCCAGCAGTGCCGCCTGTCAAAAATTGATAGCCAGCAAGGTTTGTTGGCCCCGCGTAAATAACGCCAGTCGCATCATTGTGTTCAGAAAACACATTTGTCAATGTTGACATTTATCTCTCCAATTAGAAGCGGGGGCCGAAGCCCCCACTCATTTTCAACAAGCGCGTCCGCCGCGTTTCTTTCCTGCTGGTGAGACTGTTACAGACTTCTCAGTCTTAGTCACACTACCTTCTCCCTTCGGAGTAGAGCCAAATAAGCCCTTCACCGCTTGCACCGCTTTTTTGGCGGCGTTAGGGATCATGTTGCGCATTGCCTCATTCTCTTCTCTTTCGAGAGCGTAATGACGGTCATAGGCGCCTTTAGACATATCCTCGACATCACCACCCTTTGCCATCTTCTGATACTTGCTGTAGACCTCGTTGGATTGCGCCTTGGCCGCTTTCATGGCCGGGGCGTTTTCCTTAGCGAACATCTTCTGCAAGCGTCCTTGGGCAGGGGTTACCTTGCCGCCGGACTTGAAGGTGCCAGACAGTTGGTTGATGCTTACAGGAGTGGAAGGCTTTTTACGGCCTTGGGGCATCGCGACGGGACGACCTGAATCAACAGTACCCCCCGCCGCGTAGGCTTTTTTTGGTGAGCCACCTTTTTTGTAGCCACCAGCATTGCCCAACGCGACGCCGCCAGTGGCATAGCCACCGCCGTTACCATTCTTCACGCCGCCAGTTTTGCCACTAGTTTTGGTAGTGTACTCAGCGGTGTGCATCTTGGTGTCTTTGTAGCCTTCAGCGCCTTTTGCAGAAACAGACTCAGGGATCACGCCGTTACCAGCAAGACCACCCTTGGCGTACTTCTTCATTGCGCCGCCCTTTTTGTAGCCACCTTGACCGTTGGTAACGCCACCAGTTTTCAGACCTTTATGGCCTTTGCTGGCAGGCTTGGACTCGTGAGACTTCAGTTCTTTTTCAAGACCCTTCATCTTCGTCATCTCAGCCTTGTGTTCCTTCTCGGTCTCGCCACCCTTCTTCATCATTGGGGTTGCGGGCATCTTGGCCTTCGGTGCCATCGCCTTGCGACGAGCGGACATAGAGGGCTTGCCGGGAGTGCGTACAGGAGCGTTGACAGCAGGACGGCCAACCAGAGCAGGCGTGCCCATGATCGCGCTCATCGCGCCACCACCGTCAGCCATTTTCTTGTGACCGGAACCTGCGCCACCGGACTTCATTTTGGTCATCGATTTGACGGTGCCACCCTTCTTCAGTTTGAGTTCAACTGAAGGCTCGGTGGTCATCATCTTGACCATAGGTTTGAATTGGCCCATAGTATGCCTCCTCAAACTTTCTGAGCATACACAACGGTCAGGCGAATAACACCTTGAGTTGTGCTGATCGTGCCGTTTGGATCAAGCGTAACGACAACAGAGGTATTGCTACCAATGTCAGCCATCGCGCTCAATTGTGCGGCTGTAAATGCTAAGGCAATACGACCACCAGCGAACACATCAGTTGCCGATAGGTATTGCGTACCTGCGGCGGCTGTGCCGATAGTCATAGGGATTGCTGTCGCGGTTCCTCCGCCCACTACTTCATTCACGGTCATATCGGCAACGAAGTCGATAATCTGCGAGGAAGCAGGAAGCGTCAAAGTCGCGCTTGTTGCTGTGCCTGCGGCGGCGGTGGTGACAGTAGTTGTCTGACTCAAAACGACGAAACCGCCGTCAGTAGTGTCAGTCAGCGTGCCAGAACCGGAGCGCAGGGTCGAACCAAAGTAGGTTTGTGCCATGTCGTTCTCCTGTGAAGAGGGGAGCCGAAGCCCCCCGTCCCATGTTTATACGCCCGGCGTGCCGTACATGGCACGAGGATCAGTAAAGCCAACATCGTAACGCTCAGTCGCTTTGTAGCGCATAGAGTCAGTTTCGAAGTCACCTTCCATGGTCTTCTCAAGTTTGCGGCGCATGAGCAACTTCATGCCTTCTGGAGCATCAGTCTGCACCCACCATGCGGTGGCTGAAGTCAAACGCGACAGAACAGCGGCACCTTCGTCAAGCAAGCCAATAGACTTGATTGGGTTGATGTCGTTGTTGGCATTGCCAGCACGCAGAACGGACTTGAGCAACACTTCGGCTTGGAAGACATTACCGGGAGCCACGACCAATTGGCGTGGAACCAAGCGAATCTTCTTGCCGTTGTTGTCCACAGCCTGACGAATCTGGATCAGCATCTGCTCAAGAGAGGTTTGGCTGAGGTTCGCGGCGGTCGACAGCAAGTTGCTGAAGGTACCGTTAACGATAGGATGGCTTGCGCTGTTCAACTGAACGCCGTCACCACCGGGATAAGCGGAGTTGAACGCACGGTTCAGCACATTGGCGCTGAGAGTTTCTTTGGTCTCAATCAAAGACTGAGCCAAGTGACGGGCATACACCTGACCAATACGGATATGGTCACCGTCTTCCACCAGCACTTTGGTCAATGCGAAGGCGAGGCCATACACATTGTAGACATAGCGCTTGAGGAACAACACGCCACCTTGCTGATAGGACACAGGAGTGCCATCAGGAAGTTGAGGTGCGGCACCAAAGCCATACAGAACAGGTTCCTCGTGGTAATTACGAGGAATGCCTTCTTGCTCGGAGAAAACCCGAGACCATTCATCAGTACGCTGATCGTATACACCATCAAAGCACTCATTCAGAATGGGTTCAACAATCGACCGAAAGTCGGTACTACGCATCGGAGCGGCCATGATCTACCCCCTTCTTAAATGGCGTTAACGGACGCTTGGAACTGCGCCTCGTTAATGGTTGCGCGAACAATCGTGTACGCATCGCCCCAAGCATTGTCAGGGTACGGAGCCAAGTCAACAATACGCATCTGACCGCTGTTGCCAGCGCCGACGAGAGTCGAAGACAGGGTGCATTGAGATAGGCCAGTCACATTAGAACCAGCGGTGGTGTTGCTGAGGTCAGCCTCATCACCGATAGCAGTTTGTGCAACAGAACCGTCAGCCTGAATTTCATAAACGATCAAAGGATCGTTGTAGAAATAGGCCACGCAAGAACCAGTCTGGTATGCAGTAGATGCAGGCCAGTAGTTCGATACGCGACGGCGACCAGTGGTGTCAGTGAACTCAACGCCAGCAAACGCACCAGCGAACGAATCACCAGCGGCGGCCACATTGATTACGCCGCCAGTAACATACTTGACGGGTTGACCTTTGAGAATGTCGGTGTTGTAACCCGACGCAATACCGTTAGCCAACGCTTGTGCGCGATCCAGACCAGAAGGATGGAACGCAGGGCGCAGACCGAACGGAGCATTAGTTGAAGACATAGTCTTACTCCTTGTTTAGTTAAACTCCCATTACCCTTGGAATGCGGGTGCAGGGATCGGTTTGTCAATGTTGTCCAGACCGTCACCTTCGATTTGTCCCAATTTTCGGCCTTTACTGTCTCGACCAGCAACCTGCTCTGCTTGGACACGAATCTTGTTCGCCTCCTCAAGCGGTGCCTCGTGGTGAAAATGAGCCATGACTTCTTGGTACACATCCATAGGAATCTTGTACAGAAGCATTTCATTACACGCCACAAAACCAGTGTGTTCGCCAGCCTTTACGCGATTACTTTCGAACCCGGGCACTTCGTCTGCTTTCACAGGCACATAGCCCAATCGAATACGCTTATCAATGCTGTCGTAACTATTGGTTGTCGACAACCAGCACAAATGCCAACCGGGAATCTCCGGAACTTCTGGCAATGCTCTTTGTGTCCATTCATCCTTCCACGCCTTGCGACGCTCATCGGCTGACACGAAACTGTCTTCAGGTGCCTCTCGACTTTTATCAAGACTCGCGCGATTTTCGCGTCCACCTGCTGACAATGATTTTTTCAAACGAGAATCCATTTTCCTACTCCTTTACCGTTGGTTACTGTTGCGTGCTTCAAGGGCATAACGACGAATCATTTTTGCCCGCTTATCTGCGTCATCCCACATTCCTGCGTCTTTCATTGCTCTCACCTGTTCGGGTGATAGCGTGAAGGTGTTTCTACCTCCACTACTTGACGCATTCTCGCGGCCTGATCCAGTCACAGCGCTCCTTGGTCTGGAGTTCCGAATCGGTTTCTCATCGGTTTCACCAGTATAACGGTGTGGTAAATATTTTTGCAAGCGATTGTCAAGTTCTTCCCAATAATCTGCTGTCTTTGGGTTCCAGCCTTCTTCGCCCATCGCTTGGTCAATTGCCAAAGCGACTTTTGAGTCAGGGTCTTTGCCTTGTGGGTCGTACCAGCCGTTGTTGCTCATCCATGCGCTGGCGAACCGCTGAAGTTGCGGATCGGGTGCTTGAATGGTGCGCTGTTTTTGCGGTGCGACGGCCTTTTTCTTGATTGACTCAAGCGCCTCAAACTGACGGCGGGCTTCGAACCACATTTCTTGCGCAGAAGTGAGCAATTCACCGTTTCCGGTCGAGGTTGCTTCAGCAATTTTCTGCTTGGCGAACAAAATGCGTGCGTGCTGATCTTCCAACGCCTTGTTTAGGCGTGCAATATCGCTTCCGTGCGACTTTTTCTCCAGAACAGAGAGCCTCTCAAGCAATTCTTGGTTCTGACGCTCCAAAAGGGTCAATTTGACATCCTTTTCGGCGTTCACCTGCTTGTGATACTCCTTGCGTGCGCGTCGTTTCTGACGCTTTTGATCCCTTAGACGCTCTGCCTCGGGGTCAACCTCGCCTCCAAGCGCCATTTCGCGCTGTCGAGCGGCCTCATCGTCCTCATCAGAGCCAACATCGTTGTCTTCTACCCCGGCACTGTCAGTGCCGTCGGGGGATGGGATGCTTGCAGGTAATTCGATAGTCGCGGAACCGTCTTTTTCCTCTTGGATTCCAATAACTTCGACCTGTTCTTTGTCTTGCGTTTCGTTACTCATACGAATGCCCTCATCTGAAGTGGATCGCCAGTGACTTTGGCGATGATTTCGTGGTCATTGAGGATCATGAACAAGGCTTTTTCCTCGTCATCACCCACTTCGACCTCCCAACGATCTCCGCCCCACTTGGGAACGCGGATAAAGTCGCCGATTTCACACCAAGAGCCTTCGGGCCATGGTTCCATCGTGTCACGCTTCTTGAACGCAAGCGGGCCGTTCTCAACGACGCGGGCCACCATGTTGTTCCACTTCTCAGTTTCCTTGGTCTCTTGAACCAAGATAATCCCGGCACCCGTCACAGTTTGCTTTGTGCGGCGCAGTTGCACCAAAACTCGCCCACCAAGGGGCTTGGCACCGGGGTCGACGCTCGGAAATGCCCAAGCGATGTCAGCGGCATTACCCGCTTCCGGTTTAGTTGTCATCTTCTTCTTCCTTCAAAAGGTTGTTAAGGATTACAAGGGCCTCTTCAAGACCCTGAAGTTGACCGACCAGCCTTTGATACGACTCGAAATTGACGCAGTTGCCTGCGGCCAATGACTCCGTGATCTCGGCTCTACGCGCTTTTACAGCGCCAATGAAGTCGGATACATACCTCATGCGTTTTTCTTGTCCACGCCCTTGTTTTGGGAGAAATTCCCGTGGTCGCTGTTAGCCTCTGGTTGGGTCGCTTTTGGTTGCTCTTTCAGTTGTTGACCGTTGATCCATGCACCAGTCGCATTGCGATGCTGTTGACGGACTGCTTCGGACTGCTCATCTTTAAGGGTGACTGCCATGATTACTCTCCTAAGTTGCGTTGGGTTGCCTGATTCAGGCGAATTGCAGTTTCAGACTGCTCTTTTTGCAGTTTCGCTTCATCGACCGTCAATTCAGCGGTCTTAATGCGCTCCTGCGTAAGGTTGTTCTCGGCGTTCATTGCGATCTTGACCTGACGGTCTTTTTCCTTCTCGGCCTGCTCCGATTGCATACGGGCAGTGTCGAGTTGGACATCGGCTTGATCGCGTGCGGCGCGACGCTGAGTTTCGGCCAGCGATGCCTGCAACACAGCCTGTGCCTCGCCGTCCATAGGCGGTGCTGGTGGCTTGAACTGTTGCATGACCTGCTGGAGTTGCTGAAGGGCTGGCATGACGCCTTGGAAGACCTCTTGCGTGTCCATCTTCACATGGTCGGAAGCCAGCGCGATGGCTTTGTCGATCTCTTTGACCAACTTGCTGTCTTCGTACTTGTCGAAGTTGACCTTCGTGCCACCTTGCACATAGCCAGACATCTGGCTGGTGTACCAGAGCATCATGTGTTGCTTGATATGCTCCAGAACCTGCGGAATGTACTTTGGAGCGATCAACGGGTTTGAACCCATCATAGGGTCTAGGGCAAAGTTCAAATGCGACTGTAGGTGCGCCAATTGGTCTTGGCGAGGGTATGCGAATGCAGGGCGTCCCAGAGCCATGGCGCTGTTCTCGTCGGCGGCATTCATCTCTGAAGGCTTGGTCGCGTTCGGGATCAGTTCGTTGACATTGGGCACCTTCAACTGCTTGAGCATCCGGCCCACTACAGCACGCTGGTCGAAAATCTGCGGATAGGCTTGAGCCATCTGCATCACGGCCTGCATCTGGGCGATACGCTGAGTCTCGCTGAAGATGTGCGGATCGCTGACAGGCACCACATCGCTGTTGCGCTTGAAGTCGTCGCGCTTGATCGGCAACTCGGCGACGATGTCACCCTTGCGTTGCTCGTCCAGATACCAGCGGTTGATGCGACCCAGCACCTTGAGCAAACGGCCTTGGCTGTCATGCAGGCGGGCGTGAATGCTGGAGAACACTGCGGCGCCTTGCTCGATCAGAGCCTGCGTTGTGCCCACAGGGGTGCCAGACTTCACATCGGCGATCTTCTCCTCGGCGGTGGTCACCACGCCCTTGGCGGCGCTTGTGAGCCAGCCCAAGAGTTCGTACAGCACCTGCGAAGGCGGATTGAACGGCATAGGCATCGCGATCTTGCGGATGTCGTCAACGCCCGGGGCGCCCTCAATCTCAGTGACTTGCGTGACATCCACATTCTGTGACTGGCCGCTGATCTTGGCGCCCTTGATCTTGAGCATTGTGGCGCTGTTGTTGATGTGTGCAGTGTCCAGCAGGGCGCGTAAGGCACCCGT